GATCTGTTCATATATCTCCTTCCAATTTTTTACAAGTTTGATATTAGGATTATCCATATGCATGTTGTGTCCATGCTCTATTAGATAACAATCTAAACCTGCATTGACTCCAGCTTCTGCATTTAGAAGTTTGTCTTCAATCCAAGGTAATCCTGAATCTTTATATTCAGATAATGCTTCGTCTTTATCTTCTGCAGTATCTAGGTAAGTAAAACCTTTGAATGTTCTTTCACCAAACAACTTAACTAAGTTATCTGTTCTTAGCTTACAAGCATGTACATCAGTTGTTAATGAAGTAATAACTTGAAATGTATAACCATACTTTCTATGTAGTAAGTCAACATAGTACATTGCATCTCTTTGAGGAGGAAGAAAACCAACAGCAGCAGACTTGTTAAACATTCTAACAAACTCTTTAGCTTCGGTTACTGTTAGACCATATCGATCTGCCATATCATAATTGGTAGGATCATATTCTCTCATAACTCTATCAGGTTGAGTTAACTTGAGATGTTCAATCAACCAAGTTTTGAAAGCCCACTCCCAATTGAGTAAAACTCCATCTACATCAGTTAAGATTACTTTTTCTCTTGGATCTATTCTAGTCATATAATTTCCTTTCATATTGGAATTATACAACTAAAATATAATTAAGTCAACTAATTATTCTGTCCGTTGGTAAAAAATAATTTTACATTAAAACTTAAACTTATTCTTGGTTCTTCACCTTGACTCATTCTTGTACCATGCCACAACCAACCAGGAAATAAAACTAGCTTGTTAGTCTGAGCAGGGATATCAAATTGATTAGGTATCATTCGATACAATGATTTAGAGAATCGTATAGCTTCACCAGACTGAAAATACAAATTACCATCCGTTTCAGGGTTAGCTTGTAAATAATATACACCAGAAACGTCAGTAGTTCCATGTTGATGTAACCGAGCATATTCACCTTTGACAGTATGTGTTAACCATGACTCGGTTATATCATAACCAGAAACTGTTTGTTCTGAATGTCCTAATATTTTTAAATACTCTATAATACCTTTGTGAATAAAAGTATTAGTGATCTCTGTATTATGTTGTTTCAATATATTTTCTGTAAATGTTGGATCAGAAAGACTATGATTGTCTCCTTCCCAACCATGATGTTTCTTCCAATCTATATTGGATAGTAGTCTTTTAGAGTCTGCTAATACTTCATCATTTCCACTTATAGAGTGGAGTACATCAGAAAAAATTTCCATAATATAACCTTGTTTTACATTAGTTCAAAGTGAGGTCCGTCAATAAAAGGTCGTCTACCTTGAGATCTTCGTAGATCCACATATTTCATCATTGCATCTTCTGCAGTACCTGGGTATGTTCTGATATCACCTTCAGACCATGCAGCACCCCATTTGATTGCAACACCATGTTGCTTTGCTGCTTCTTTAAATGCATCACATATATCATCGTATACATTTATTTCCCAGACAACATCAGATCCATCATATGCTACAACATCTACAGCATGTGAATAACCTGAGTCTTGAATTAAGTGTTTTGATTTCATGGTTTGTGAACGACCTGCAGCAACTAACTTTTCCTGCTCTTCAATCGTTCTCACGCCATATGTAACTCCAAAGTCAACTTTAGTCAATCCAATGGCAGTTTCAACAACTTTAACCATATCGGGATGAACACCTTCAAGTTTACCTTTAGATCTATTCGACAGTTTGAACGCCATCTTTACTTTCCTTTTCTTTTCTATCTTCTTGTCTCATTTTCCACAACATCCATTCATAATATCTTTCTGGTTCTGTGTCAGCCATAACCTAACATCTCCTTTGTCATTATATAGTCTCTAACAAAGTCTGATCTGACAATATCTTCCCAACCAAAGTTAACTATTTGAAAATACTTTAACTGTTCTACAATACCAAGAAACTTTATTATACCATCTTTATCATCTTGATATTTAAAATCTGATTGTAAATAGTCTCCACAAAATATTATACGAGAATTTCTTCCGACTCTTGTTATAACCGAATCTAGTTCATGGAAGTTAAGGTTTTGCATTTCATCCACAATAATTATTGCATCGTCTATTGTCTGACCTCTTATAAATGATGTAGAGTCAAACCTTACTTTTTCTTTACCATGAATTAGTTTATTCCATGATGCTCCTTCACCAAACAATTCATCTGCAATTGCTTTGTATGGTTTTGTAAAGACATCTTCTTTTTCTTCTTTGGTACCAGGCATGAAACCCATTTCTCTTGTTGGTACCATTGATCTAATAATTACTAGTTGATCATAACCTGAGTTTGATTCCAATACTTGTTCCAAAGCAAGATACATTGCAAGGAATGTTTTACCAGTTCCAGCTGATCCAGTCAACACTAAGTTAAAGTTATCATCCCATGCCTCATAAACTTTCTCTTGTGTTCGAGTAAGAGGTTGATACTCCAATAAGTCATCATATCGAACTGTCAGCGAGTTGTGCTGACTTTTGTTCCGCTTACCATTTGGCATTTGTCTCACTTCAAATTGTTAATAGTATTATTTGGACCAGATGCTTTTTTGATTCCTGTTAACACATCATTCCAACCATCACCAGCACGTCTCATTGTAGACATACGATCACTAATGAAACCTGGTGTGTTTAGTTTTTGTGTTAGGTTTGGATTTTCTTTTAACATATCCTGTAACTCACTCCAATTACAAAAATGTTCACTTTCTTCACCTGTTGATTTATTGATTACAGTGTATGTTGGCATTGTGTTATGTTTGAACCTCCGCAATCTTATTATCTAAAAACTCTTTTTTAACTTTTATCTTGTTAGCCAAATCATTCATACCTTTTTTTGTTAACGTTGTTATATAGTCTGCAAGATCCGCTGAATCTTTTTCTAATCTTTGAAGTTGATCAGAACTCATGTAAGTCTCCTTTACATTAAAAAAACCGCACACGCCGAGGCGCAGTGCAGTTACAGAATAAGTTAAAAAGTTGTTGAGCATTATCTAATTAAACCTGGATATGCCTCCTCTACTATTTTCTTTGTTAATCCTTTAACAGGTGTTTTTTTCGCAACCATATTTACTACTAGCTCCGCGTCTGAAGGGTGAATTGATTCTAAGATTCCTATGAATATAGATTCACGCTTAATAGAGTTCACAGATTCACCCATACTGTTACCTTTTACAATATAAGCAAACTTACGATTCTCTCTTAACAATGATGATGGAGGAGTCTCAGCCGAACTTGGTTTATAAGGGGGTTTGCCAGCTGGCAAGAGAAAAGATACTGATGAATCCATAGAACCTCTGATAACATCTCTGACTGCCCAGTGGTCGTTATCTTTTAAAATCTGGATCTTCTCTTCCCTGTTCTTAGCTTTTGAAAACTTTTCAAAAACCTCATATACTTGTAAAGTCATTATACAAAATCTCCCACGCTCTCAAGTAACATTCTACATTTCTTTTCTACAAGGTATGGAAATACCTTTGTCTTATTATCTATAGGATTTTGTTCTTCGAAACTATTTATAATTTTCTGTTTTATTGAATCAGGTGTTTCAGTTAAGTCAATTAACTTTCTGTTACGTTGATAGTTACGATAAACATCATCACCCATAGATTTAGGATTATCAATTAGTTGATCAATGATTTTTTGTCTTAGAGGAGTCTGACGTATACCTTCTACAAACACTTGATCACCACTTAGCACATTAGGTACACCATCAGATGTATCACCTCTCAATACAAGTTCCCATAACTGTTTACGAGGATTACTTTCTTTTATGAATCCTTTTTTGATAGGAGAATACTGATTAACATTTTTCATAGTTTGTAGTTGTGCAAAGTCTTTATCAGAAGATACTATGAGTATATTTTCATACTTGCCAAACTCTTCATTAGTATATCTACAAAGCTCACCAATAATATCATCAGCTTCACAATCATCTACTTCTACTACTTTGTATGGTAAGTTTTCTTTAATCTCTTCAAGAACCATATTTGTAATGCGAAAGAGGTCTTTCCAATCCATCTTGGATTCTTTTCGTGCGTCTTTTCGTTTGAATTTGTAAGGAGGGAAGACAGATGTTCTCCAATTGTTTCGGCCATCTGTACAGATAACAATTTCACCAAACTTATCCTTATGCTTAGTTCTATACATACGAATACTGTTAAGTATCATATGTCTGATCAAGTTCTCATCAATATCAAGTTTTTGAGTTACAACATTTGATATTGCTATTGCATTATAATCCAGTAATATCATCTCGGTTTATAGTTCCATTCTCTAATAGATGTTCACGGTTAGCTAAGTGCTCAGCCTCAACATCGTCTTTGCTCTGACCACTATACCCTACTGCAATGTGTTTGTCAACCATTGTTTTATTCATGCTGACTCCATCAATTATAAACTCTCCAAGTATACGACCATACTTGCCTTCTTTGTCTTTTTGAGTTCTCATTGTTTGCATAGAACCAATTGGCATCTGATCTTTAACATAATCTTTCGCATAGTTACCAAATACTTTTTCA